TTAAACTAAAAGATTACCCCTGTTTCCATTCCTAACCAACCAATTCATGTTTGGAGCTGTATTATTTCTCCTACTTAGATCTGGAACCATTTTCTCAAGGAGAAACTTTTTCCAATTTGATCTCTCATTGGTGTGAATTGTGGAACCACGCTCCATGTCCAAGGAGTGGCGAACATATGGTACTTCTTCTAGAGTATAAAAATTAGTCCCATAGATCTTATTGATGATGTTGACTATGTCCATGCTGTCCAGCCATGGTTCGCCCCAAATCAAAGGCTCTTTAACCTTCCCCATCGGAACGAGGCCTTCCTGGCAACATGCCATAATTGCTTTGGCTATCAATCTGATATCTCTCCTCATGGGAAAAGTCAGCAATAAGTATAGAGCCATTGCTTTAGCCTGGGATTGTTCATTTATCTCATCTCCAAAAGCTCCAATCTGGAGCTGAGCTTTTCCAATTATCTCAGCCTCATTTTTGCCCAGGGTCCAAAGATATTCACCATTTTGCATCCTTCCTTTAGCTATTCCATGGGAACAAAAACTTATATTTTTCCAATCTTTCACTACTGGTGATGGCACGTGTCTTGGAACGTCCTTCCTTATGAATCCTGTTGAATTGATGAATTTAAGGCTTTTTGAGACTTTAATAGCTTCTTCCGGTTTAAGGACTAGCAGGCAATCATCACCACTAACCATCATTTTGTGAAGACATTCTTCATTACTGAGTTCAAGAACTTCCTGCATCCTCATCATTTGAACCACTGTGTTTGTTATTGTGTTCATTGAATATGTTACCACTGTTCCTGAGCATCTCTGGCCTTTCCCAATCAAGATCAGGTCTCTTGTTCCAGAATCATCTGTTAATTTGATCATGGGGTTCCTGTAATTTTTATAGATTCTTAAGATATGTTTGATATGTTCTTCACTTTCTGCAAAATCGCAAAGAAAAGATTGTTCACACTCCAAAACATCATCATGTAATCTAGTATCCCAACCAGCTGTGTCGTCCTGGATCACCCAGTTTTCCATCAAGTCCGAACGTGGATCAATTTTGCATTTCTCCACAATCATCCTAGGGTACTCATAAGGACTAACAGCAGACACTCCTGAGGGCAAATTTTCTGGGTGACACCAATGATCTGAATTCAAAAAACCCAGGTATTTGTGTTCCAAGAATCTTTCAACCAGGTCCAGATACATGATGAGTCTTGAGCCCTTAGGCTTACCATACAAATCTTTCTTTTCTTTCTTCCCTATCACATCAAACACTCCTCTAGTACATTTTCCATGAAGGTGATTTATTTCTTCAGCTTCAAGGTCTTTAAAGAAATTTGGATTTTCAAGTGCTTCTTGTATGGATCCATAATGTTGGCACCTAAAGCCGAGAGCACCATCACTCTTAAATTTTGAAATAACTTCCTCATTAGTTAGTATCCTACCATGCTTGTTTTTTGATTTGTACCATTGTTGAACCCATTTGAACTTCTCTTGAAATTCACTTTTGTAGTTACCCAAAGGTTGGGGTGGTTGATCAACTTTCCTTAGGAAGGTGGAAAAAGTGTCTTCAGGTTTTGTTGATGTTAACATCCAATGTTCAATAGAGGGTACTACTTTCCTCAATCCACTAGTTATTGCTGTGATTATTGAGTTGTAGTTTTGACCAGAACTTCCCTTCCTTGAGGCTTCAACACTACCGAGACATTTCCAGTGATTAAAAACTCTACGTTCTTCTTGCAACGTAAAATTTTGCAACTTTTCCTTCTCAATGATGTAGTTAACCTTAGTTGAACCAACTTGTTCTTCATCTTCTGGATAGTACAGTTTTTTCATGATACTTCCCTGCCAGCTTGTTCTGTTAATTCTTTGATTTAGAACTTTAATCACATTACTAACCATTCTCCCTGGTTCATTCGACCCTGGAACACAATACATTTCCAAGGTAGAATTTCTGCTCCAAGGGTTTCGAATTAATGTGGAACCTTTTGGGAGAGCATGTAGCACCTGTTCATGAGTTGGTACCATTATTTTAATGCACCAATTCTTACAATCCACATTTTCTTTAAACCAATTCAACCTTTTTAGATCTCCTATGGCTTCAATCTCTTGATTGGGATGAGATTCTCCAATGTCCATGACAAATGTGTCACATCTAATTCTCTTTTTAAATAAGTCTCCAATTTCCCAATTAAATTTTTTGTAGACCTTTTTACCGTTCAAATCAGGTGTATGATGTTTATCTTTTCCAATGGTATAGCCCAGGATCTTGGCAACTGGTTTCTCAAAACACATCCTGGCTGAAAAGCCCCCAGCTCCACAACCTCCATCGACTACAAAACCTCGGGGTTGGAAAAGGGTAGATTTGATCATCCAGTCCATCTTGGCAAAACCTCTTGAAGGAAAATCATCTTTATTCTCCAATTCATACACATTTTCTCCTTTGAATTGGAGGAAGTCATGTTTGTTTAACTTATTAAGAGTGAATTTATACTGCCTCCCTCTCCATTCAAGGTCCTGATAATGTTCCACCATCCTATTTAGAATTTGAGTGGTAAAGATTGAACTCCTAAATCTTTGTGTTGTCTTCAAATGGTCTAAAACTACTGCTGTAATTGCCACTATAGATTGGGGTATCATCAAATGCTTCATGCTCATAGCTAATATGACTACGCCATAATTGTTTAATCCCTCTCCTATAGGTCCCCTAATCCATGGTGAAGTCATATGTAAAACTACCAACACCGAATCCAAAGTTAAAGTTTTATAAACTAACAAATATGTTATCTCTATAACTATAACTAAAACTCTATAAATTTCACTATAAGCAGGATCAGAATAAGGTATATGTTGATTATTACTATTGCCTAACTCATGATTAGTATCTACAAACCTCTTAAAAATATCAGTATAATGTGCACAGTAAATAACACAATAAAGTAGAATAGAAGGTATAATTGAAGCTACTAAATGAGGAAAACTATAATAATAAAAATTGAATATACTTATAAACACAGCTACTATGAAATAAACTGTGGGTTGGGGCATATTTACAGGGGTTTTCCTTAATTTCACATTATCAACAAATTGAATTAATGCCTTAACTGAAGTTGACCTAGCCAGTTGGATGATAACTGGATGAAGGGTGAAATAAAGGTAAACTGGCGGTCTGTCAAACAGACTCCAAGTTCTAATCCGGGTATCCTCAATTGGTTGTTGCGGGACTTCATAGTTATTCTCAATTTGTTGTATTTTGACTTTTATTAGTTTCTTGATTAAGGTCAGTATTTCACCATCAGCCAGTATGTAATAGATAATGAAGATCACTGCACCTATGGTTACTAGTTGAGTGACTTCACCAGTTGACTTCTCCCTCTGTGTTATACCACAAACTGTTTCCACAACTATGACTGTAATGAAGACCACAAAAAGAATTTGCCAGATGGGATAGGACATAATTTTGAGAGCCTCGTTTTGTAACATGGTAGATGCTACAGTCAAAAACATTAGCATTTGTGAATGTCCTTTGTATGGAGCATAGTTGTAAACCAAGTGTTTATTTACCATTATTTTGTCATAAACAACCTTTAACATGAAGCCAAAAAGGATAAAGAGTAACTTCATTGGGGTGATAGTCTCCCTCCATTGTGGCGGCAAAGCTTGGTGAGCCAAAGCTATCCAAGACGCTGGCATGTCAAAGTAAGTCATCCATCCATAACATTGAACCCCAAATAAAATTGAGAACAATTCACAACCCTCTCCTGATGATTGCATCCTAATGCCACTAAAGACTCTTTGTACTAAAGGTTGTATTACCCCAACATTTTGCCTTGTCCTTGTGTTAACATCGTTGTTGTCCAAGTCCCTACCACAACTGACCAACATATCATGGTTTCTTTCATCCCAAACTGGGAAGTGGAGACCAGTACACTTCGGGCAGTGGTTAGGAGTGTAGTGGAGTTGGGGGTCAGTAACATTGTATGGTATGGAATTGCCATAATCATCAGTAAGGTGGTATGAGGTGTAGTATGTCCATCCATTTTCCATTTCAGTCTTGTTGACAATGGTCGCCAATTTTTGAGGTGTCAAGTAATAGTTAATGGGAGCCGGGGGTTCAGATCCTTGAAAGTTTTCTGGTTCCCAGATCTCACCCATCAAGTTGGAGCACATTTCAGCCTCAGCCCAGACTATGTCTTGTTGGTGGTGCATTTGTTGGTTTATTTGTCCTTCATTCACAGCTAAATAATAATAGTCTCCTGGTTTTGACCTTCCAACTCTGCCCCTTCTTTGAATTTTAGAAGCCCTTGTGCAAACTGTTTTTTCCAATTGAACTCCCTCTTCACCTAAGACTGGTATTATCTCCTCTAATGGGTCCATAACAATGTCAGCGTTGTAGTTTGCACCCATTTCACTGATATTGGTAGTCAAAATCAAACCCTGTTCCATGGTCTTCGCAGCCTCATAGGTGTTGTTGAAAGTCTGTCTAGTAACTATTATTATGTTTTGAATCTCTGCCCTTAATTTCCCAGCAATTTCATTTGCTTCAGGTCCACTAGCTACAAAATATACAATTTTCTTTTCTTTGTTTTGCTTTATGATTTCCAAAAAATCATTTTTCGATGCGACAGGATGGTCGTGTACAAAGAAATTGGAGTTTGAATCATAGGATGTGTAACCTGTGGCTGTCAAGTACATTACTGAGTAAGTGGGTGTTGGTGAACGGAGATCACGCATGAAAAGATTGTGGAGAGCTAGGGTCTCAGGATTGCAGAAGTGGGATTCATCAACAATAATGAGTTGCCAATTTCTCAGAATCCTCTTTCCCTTTCTCATAATTCTTCTTGCAAATGTTGAGTGACACATGATTGTATGCATTAATCCAACATCATTCCTATATGTTGACGTTTGTATACCCACAGTCCCTACATCCTTGAGCACATTGTAAGCTTCATTAGCAACAACTCTGGTTGGAACTAAGACAAGCACCTTCACTCCCATCCTAGTAGCATGCTGGATTGTATCCTTGATTACACCTCTTGTTTTTCCAGCTCCACACTTTAGAACAAATTCTTCCCAGCATCCCCTTGTGTTGAGCAACTGTTTAATTTTACCGTCCAAGTGAGGAGCAAAGGAAGGGTTCTCACCCACCTGGACACTTTCACCTCCAAATACGATGGAGTTGCCAGCTAATGCCACTGGTTTAAGGGTTCCATTAATCTCTTGGAATATGGGGGTTCCTGACTGTCCTTTTGGGATCTTCTCTGTTGGAATTGCGTAATAATTACCTGTAATTTTCCCCATGGTCTTCAAAGCAATGTTCTTCCATCTCATCATTATGGTAAATTCTGAGCCCTCTTGCAATTTCGGGAAAGACCACGGACCAAAGTAACAAGCATAGTCAGAGACAACATTCTCTTCAACTGGAGAGTAACTTTTACCCTTCCACCAAAGATCTCGGCCACAAGTGACGTGGTATTGGGTGGTGAGAGTGCCATTGTGAACATAGCCAATTCCAATTTGATATTTCCAGCAGAGTCCAGCCACACTAATGGAATAGAAACCATCTTTCAATTTTTCAGGTGGATCATGAACTTCTTCCAATTCTGGCATCGGAATTAGCCCTTTCGATTTGTCTCTTAGGTTAAATAGAGAACCACCCAGCATCAACGTTGTAATTCCAAAAGACCAGTGAATTAAAGAAGCTGAAAAAACTAAAGTCAGGTAAAGAGCTAGCAAAGGGTAATCATATTTTGCCATTCTAATTTCTTCTCTAATCTCCACTTCAATTCCAGAGGCTGTCCAGTAAACTTTGCCTAATTGCAATTGAGTTTCAAATTTCTTCTGAGGTAAGGGTACCAATTTGTTTTGGAAATCCAGCTCGAGTTTCCCATTTGTTAAGCCAATTAGAGCTAAAACCAAAACTCCTAGCCATATCCAAGGGTTAGGTAAGCCCAGGAAGTGGGGGAGGCACATCAAAATTGGAACAAAGTGAGTCCAATTTAATGTAAAGTTGAGAATCATTAGCAGAGACAGAAATTCATTCTTGAAAAACCCACTCACCATTAGTGTCACCATGGCAGTCCTTTTCCAGTGTCCAAGATTGATCCCTTCTACTATGTCTGTTGCAGTTACCAACGTATTCTTCATGCTCCCGCAAAAGAACACTGTTATTGAGACAATTGACGTTATTATTCCATTCACCATTAACTGGAAAACAGTTGGAATTATTAGAAGAACTGTCCATCTTTTCTTAATGTTATACAAAAAGATTGAACCTAAATCTACTATGACAGCCCATTCAAAAAGAATCCAACCCAAAAAGAAGGTAAACAACCAGTAAAAATTAACATTATCTCTGGATATTCCTGCAGTTGTTAAAACAACTTTCTCATCGCTGAAAAAGGAATCGGCATCTTCAAAGATCTCATCTTTAGGTTGAATTTTGCAAGGTTTATGTTCATAACTTCGGCTTTTTGTTGTGATCAATGCTGATGTCCAAAAGCTTAATTCATAATCATGAGTGTTACAATCAACCCAGTTTGCCTCGCAGAACAACATTTTGTCTCCAATTAGTGCTCTAATTGAACTTTCATCATTGTTGTCAATTACCATTAGCACGTTCAAGTTCTTTGTAATCAAATCTTGGATGTTGTCCTTGTTCATTTTTGATGCTTTTACTACATTCACTGAATCCTTTCCATTCCATCCACACATTATATTTCTCTCATCAACTTTTTGTGTGTAATAGATAGCCTTTATATTCTTAGGCTTAATTTCTCTACGATAAGATGTGGATTGTTTGAGGGCGGAATCCAATGCTGATTTTTCAATGTCTTCATCTTCATTATTTTCCTTGACAAGTTGAATCATACAATTGTAGCCAGCAGCAGGACCTCCAAGGGATTTAGCCAATATGTGTCCCCTATTAACTTGATTCTCTTTCTTGAAAAAATTGCAAGCCCAATTAGTCATGTTCACCCATTTCCTCTTGGTAGGTACAACTGAGTCCAATACCCCTTGAAAGAGTATAGTATTTTTTACACTTATTGGACCAAATTTGACTTCAACATATTTCCAAGTTTTTTCTCCAATAGTTATGGTTCCGTACCCACCACCTTGAGTAGTGGTAATTTCATCTTCATTCTCCAATTCATATTTACTGTAAACTTCGATAGCAGAACTATAGGTCCAATTCCCATCAATAACACACTCCTCTCTAGTCAAATTTTGGAAATTGTAATGTTTGTGGTTTCTAAAAGCTCCCTGTTCCTCCTTATCTAAGGATAATTTAACAAATTTCTCTATGCAATCCCTACACACAATTGGAGTATGTTCTGAAGTGAGGACAGCAACCTTGGAATTTTCAGAAATTGCTTTTTCACAATCAGCTGTGAGATTCAATGCTGCATCACTAGCTATCACTCTGCAAGGCACCTTAATCCATGAATTTCCATACCAACCTGTTATTTTCCTAACCAGATCATATTTTTCACTTAAAACTTTGGCCAAATTTGTGTACTCTTCCTGGGAATCAACCCTATAAATGGTAATACCATATTTTGGATCAAGACCAATTAAAGTTACTTGGTAAGGTAATGATGGAATCAATGGCATGGTAATCTTCCAATCCCATTCAATGTGGTGAGCTTTGCCAACACTCAAGGACATGTCATCAGTATCAACCATTAGAACATACTTGTCAGCTGCTACCACTTCAAAGTAATAGGTAAGCAAACAAATTAATCCCAATGCCAACATGATGTTCCCTACAGGCCCCTGTTTATTGACACCCACGTAGACAAGCAGCAAAGCAAAAATTAGAATGTACCAATTTGAAGCCAAACCAAGGATGCTCTTGAAGAAGCCCACTACTGGAGTGGTGAGCATTTTAGCCACTTTCTTAAATGTCTCAAATCCACTCTCATGTATCATGACATTTTCAGTCACATCCTTAAAAGAAGCCATCATGGAACTAACCAATTTCATTGTCCTGGAATACTTAACCTCTACCTGAGTTGTTGTTTTCCCATTAAATCTGAGGTCAATGATTCCATTGGGGCAAGTCATTTTCACTGTTGTTTGTTCATTTGGTTTGACTGACATTGATCTGGAATGGGGGGCGCAATAATTTGTGATCCAATTATTTGAACTTGCACTTTTCCCTTCAACTTTCAATTTGCACTCAGTAGTATCTGAACCAGTTCCTCTCAGGACAATCATGACAATGTCATTTGTTACTAAAGGTCCAGAGACTATTGTTGATGTATGGGTGCAAAGAGCTACATTGGTAACTCTGACTTTCAGACCTGAGTAGTCAATTTCACACTTTAAAGTTCCCACATCTTCAGTAATTGTAGGCAATTCTGTTTCGGAATTTCCTGACCATTGTTCTTTTGTACAGTGGTTTCCTGAACACTTCAGAACAGGCCCTTGCAGGACCACATCCATGTAGAGTCTTTCAAGTCCTGCTGCAACAGTAACTGGAATGTAGGTCATTGTTGGTCTTTTAAACCTCAAAATGCTTTCTCCATTTCTTACTATTGTTGTAGTAACATAGGGGTATTTAAAATCTGTCCAAGGCAAGTTCAAGTCATTAATTAACTCTCTCCTAACTTTGTAGAGGGAACCACCTGGTCTAGCTACCATATAGTAGTTGTCCCATTCCTGTCTAGGAGTCTTACAATACAGCCTAATCTTACTTCCAGTGTTCTTGGGGTCTTCAAATTCCTCATATTCTGAGTCCATCGAGATTTCAGCTGTTTTTTTACGATTGGAATCTCCTCCAAAATTAACCTCAACTTCCCAAGTAATTTGTTCTGAATCAACCATCCAAGCATAAAAAGGTTTCGAGTAAGTTACTGCTGCACAAGTGACAACTTCTCCTTTGCCAAATATAAAACAGCCACTATCCCAACCCCTATCAACATGCTCAATATGGCAAAAAGTCTTATCTCCTGGGGTTTTTGGTATCGTTGCAGAACCAGCTCCTGGACATTTGGCCCTACTTTCAGTGTTGACACTAGCCCCTAGTAAGAATGTTTTACACCCAGTAGTTGGCCTAATTGTTTTCTTAACAACTGTTATTTCAACCACATCATGTTCTGGAACCCTAACCATGAAACATTTGTCATGTTTAAGGAATGTTGTCATTTTCGTGTAGCCACCAGCTTCTATGATGTCAAATTTCTCAGGATCGTGGCAGTGCCCAGCATCAGCGAGGTAGAATTGGGCTATCACAAGTATTATTAATAATGCCATATTTTGAGTTTTTAAAACCAAATATCCCACCAATATTATAAGTACTGGCATTTTGTACTTGCTCATTTTGTGTTCAAAATCTGTGAGGTATTCACTATAATCCCAATGTTCTCCACCAGAGCTCTCATGGGTTGTCTCTGTAACACTTCTTCTAGTTCTGTGCATGTGTTCTGTCTCTCTTTTTCCCCATTGTGTTCTCAAAAGGACATCATACTTTGGCCCCATGAATCCACAAACTTCTTCACTCAATTCAATGCCAGGACTCATCCTAACGCACTCTATAGTGTCATAATTGTCTGTTGGAATCAAAAGACCAAATCTATCAATTGGAGGGACAATGGTGACGTTCCCAAAGATAACTTTCCCATTCTCATAAGGAACGATGTTAGTCTGATTGTTGAAATCGACACACACAGGTTCATTTCCACTCTGATAGCCACAAAAAATGACCATAACTCCTAAAGTAATTGGATAGAGAGCCTGTCTTGCAGCCTCAATTTCATAGCCACCACTAGATTTTTGCCTCTTTTGCTTTCTCTTCTTAAGGTAACCGACACCCCATTTCATTATAGCCACAGCTCCTTTAGGGCTCCTGATTGCCAAGTTCTTAAAGACAGTCCGGTAAACTTTTTCCAGGAACCTCAGTTGGAGTGAAACCTTAAAATTCTTGAACACCGCCAGCAGAATTTGGAAGAAGGCCATAAAGAAAGTTTGCAATTTTTTATTAACCAATTTAATTTTGTTTTTCTGAGGATTACTCCTCATTTTAGTGTTTGGTTTTTGTTTCTTATTCTTATTCAT